TTGTTTGTATTTACGATTGTAACCTATAGAACTTCTCTCTCCAGAATTAGATTTAAAAGTATTATCATCTAATAGTAAAGATATTTCTACAGGTACACTTTGTCCTGTATAAATAAATACACCTTCATCGTTTACCCAACATATTCCAAAAGGAGTCTTAACAACAGACTCTTGATTATTACATCCAACTCCTTCGTGTTCTGATTCTAAATACCAACCAGCATCTGAAGTAGATTGAACATTTATAATAAACAATTTTTTCTTTTTGTATGCAAGAAGTTTATCTCCTAAACTATGTAAAGCTGTAAAAGAGTCACCATCATTGATACCTATATCTAAAAAGAAAGAATCTGGAAAAGTAGCAAATCTGTTGACAGGACTATAATATATTCTATCATCATAAACAACATCATCTTTTCTAACGTTTGCTATCCACGCTCTTCTAGAACACACTGTAGCTGCTTTGTATCCACCTTTTGTACCTAGTGAAATACTTTTCTCTGTTTGAGAATAACCAGTGACACTTTCATATGTATCTAAACTTGGATTTTTTGCTGACAATCCTGTTACATTAGCCATCTCTCCTGAAGCAGGGTAACTAGTAGAGTCCCATGCTGTATACTCATCAAATAAATTAGTTCTAACTCCTCTTTCATAATCAGCATCTAAAAATAAAATAAATCTATCATTCGTATCTTTTAATCTTGTATAGACTCTAAAACCTTTTTCGTTTCTTCTAAACACATTACTTGCATTTACTCTAACATTTATGTCACTAAAGAAATCTCCTATCGTTATAGAAGCAGTAGTTGATATAGGAGTGTGAGGAAGTGTTTCGTCTCCTGTATAATTTACTAAAGTGTGAGTAAATTCATACTGACCACTAGCCCATCCACCGCCACCAATAGGTTCATCTGTTGATTTTTTCAACTGAGTTCCAGCTTCATATTCCAAAATACCTGTACCAAACTCTCCTCTAGTTACTGAAAGCTTTCTAACATTAGTACTACTAGTGCTAGAATTAGCTGTAATTTTCATTGCTTCATCACCTAAATAAATTATATCATCAACCTGTAAATCTGTATTAGATGAAATATCTCCAGGGCTAGATGCTTTTGTTACAAACATTCTAGTGCTTTCTATGCCAACTACATTATCAGTTGCACTATCTGGATTAGCAGTTGTTACAATATTTATACCACCATCTGTTATATTAGATATATTAGGTTGAGTAGGTGTTGTAACAAAAGATACTTCAAACTCTCCTTCAGCACTAGGATTTGTTATAGATGAATCTACATGCAGAGCTTCAAAAGCATTATTGTCTTGAGCTGGTGCGGCATCTCCTATAAACCATTCTCTTATATCTTGTCCGAATCTTGGTTTGTTTAGCAATCTAAGAACCTTCTGTGTAAAAGAACCAGATGTATCTACTCTATCTTTATCTGCTATATACAAACTACCATCAACAAAATAATATACAGGTTCACAACTACCGTCAGATATTGCTACCTGATTAGTTGTACCTGCGTGAGAAAAGTTTCCTGTAGTATTAAAGTTTCTAAAAAAGAACTTTATATTCTGTGAGTCTGGGTATGCAACTATTTCTCTAGCAGTTTCATCAACCCTATTGCCAGCATCTGGAGTTTCTCCTTGAGCTAAAGCATCAGTATTATTAATATCAAACTGAGATGTAAACAAAAACGCACCATTACCATGGTTAGAAGCGTGATTTAAGTCCGTATTGCCTGATTTATCTTCAGCATCTTTTGATGACTGAATTAGTCCAGCTTTAGATACGATTGCATTATCAGCTTTTGTTAACTGGTTTACGTTTATATCTCTAGGTGAGGACTTCGTATTGAGTCCTCCACTAAAGTCGTTTAGTTGTAACATTTGTTTAGGCACTTAGCACCCACATCCACATTCACAGTTCATATTGTCTCCTCTTATTTTAGGGCTTTTTTAACTTCAGCCCAGATTTCATCATCTAGTTTATTGTCTGATTTCTTAATGAAATAATCACCAAGTTTTAATAACACAGCTTTTAGAATTTTTTCACTCAATAAGCCTGTCAATAATTTACTTACTACTATATTCATGTTAGTCTCCTCTTACCATTTTACTTTATTAGCCCAGTAAGCTGCACTCATCTTACCTTTGGCTATGTTTCTTCTATGTCTCGCCTTGAAACTTTTACGTTTCATCTTGATTCGCCCTTCTTAGGTTTACCTGCAGTCTTAGCACCTTGTTGTCCAAAGCGTATAGTCTTTACTTTGTCTCCCTCTTTAGCTACCACAATATGTGATTTCTTTGGATGACTTGGTGTACGTTTAGGTTTGTTAAAACCAGATACACCAGCTCTTGCTAATCTAGGGTCTTTTTTACTTTTTCTTTTTGGCGGCATTTTTCATCTTTCCATTTTGTTTCAACATCTTAAAATCTAATGCTGTAATTTTATCTCTAGGTGGTGCCACTCTAGCTATTTTCATTTGTTTTTTTGATAGTCCAGGCATTATCTTATCTCCTTCTTAATCTTTTCAAAGACTTCTCTTTCATCAAATCTCATACTGATACCAGGTTCGTACCTCATAACTTCCTTACCTTCTTTCAAGATAATAATAGTAGGGACAACTTTTACTTTCCATTCTTTTTGAATTACAGCACCAATAGTTTTATTACTTAAATCTATTTCTGCTACATAACAAAGGTTGGCAAGTTTTTCTATCTCAACTCTGTTTTGATAGTTCCAAGAAGCATTAACCTGTACTACTGCACACTCCTGTATATTTAGTGCTTGTATCTCCTGAAAGCTAGTTAAGTTGACTGATTGTGATTGCAGCCAAGATAGCGATGAGAAGAGCGTTAATACCAAGTATGATATAAATCTGTTGTTCATCTGTAAACCTCATTTATTGTTCATGTCAAGTAAAGTTTCTTGAATCATTCTTGTGTCATCTTTAACAGAATCTACTTTTTCTTCAAGCTTATCTACTTTTTCTTCCGTGTTTAATATTGAATCACGTATCATTTGGTCTTTTAAATCATACTCCATACGTGAAACCTCTGGTTCTGGTAATTCTTTAGCAAGTTCTATTTCTGCTTGTAATGAATACCACATACCAATAATCATTCCTACAGTAACCAATATACTAATACCTGTTTCTATAGATAATGTAAATTTAGTATCTTTGCCAACTTCCATTATTGCCCCTTTATGTTAATTCACTGTGTACTAATACGCCATTTGCGTAAAAGTTATTGTTTTTTGTTAATATAGTATATGTCCAATGTTTCTTTGGAAATCCTTCTAGTCTATGTACCTGTGCATAGTACTTGCCATCTAATACTTTTAGTAAATCATTAGGTTGTATAGAAGCTGCTTCTAAATCATAATTAGCTGCAGTTCTACTTGGGTCCTCTGATACCATACTACCATCCTCTTTGTATACAGGGTGGTCCTCTGTAAGTATTAGTTCTTTTAATTCTTCTCCTTCCGTCTTATCATTTGGGTCAGATAGCATAATCTTGTATAAATTGTCGTGTAATATTTTTTCTATCTGTTGTATCTCAACTTCTTCTTCTTGTCCAGTCTCCCAGTTGTAAGACATAATCATATCTCCAACATCTAAGTCGTGTATGTTTGCAGTACCTTCTTTCAAATTAACTGGTATGTTTTCATAAATACAGAAACCGCCTGGTCCACCGCCACCACCAGAAAATGTAATATTACCTGTAATAGTAGCTCCTACACCATTATTAGTAAGTGTTAATGTATATGCACCAGTACCATCTTTATTAGAAGGAGAGTGTGCCCACCTAGTTCTAATAAATCTTGTACCTGAATTATGTCCAGTAAATTTACTATTACTATTAGCTGATGATGTGCTTATAAACCCTGTACCACTATTACCTGTACCATTAAAACCAGGGTCACCACTACTTGAAATAGCTAATGTAAATGTACCAAATGGTCCACCAGTAGTAGATACTGAGCAACTTGTTCCACCACTACCATTAGATACTGTCATCTGTGCATCTTTATTAGATACTTCAGTATCTCCAGGGAAACCTGCTATATTTACACTAGTATTATCTGTAGTGCTCCAAGATGTTGCTGGAGCTAAATCATGATCATAATTATAGAACTCAGTTATTGAATGAGGTGCACTACCATCAGGCCTATCACTTGAAGCATTCTGGGTATTAATAGTAGCAACAGTACCGTCTGATAAATCTTCTAATGAAGTATTAGCAGTAGTTCCACTTCTACCAAATTCAGTATTAATATCACTGAAACTTATCTGTCCAGATGAAGTAAGAGTCATTTATCTTTTCTTTCTTCTTGACATAGTAGCTCTAGCTTTTTTTGCTAAG